ATACCTTCAACTACAACTTTTGGTGGGTTGGTAATATCATACCCAGTTCCTGAATTATATACCTCAGTTTCTTCAATTATACCGTAAGAGACAGTATCTACTGAAGTATTAGACCTTATCTGAGTACCATCTATTAATAATCCAATATTTTTTGCTGGTTTTTCATTTTTTGTTGTAACTTTTAAATCCTGTGTAAGTGGGAACTTTCTTAAAATAGGATTTTTTACAATTTTCTTGTTATATTGATCTTTAATAGTAAAAGTATGTGTTGCTATTATCGCAGCAGATGGTTGTGACTGTTGAGCAGGTGTACTAATAAGTATTGACTGATCGGTTTCTATAGCATTAATACTAGAATATAATTTTATTGACTTCTTATCATCCAATACTCTAACAAAATATGATTCACCTTCTGTTAAACCATTAAAAGCCTTTGAAGAGTCTGATGACGTATAAACTACAGAATCTCCAGTAAAGAATTTAGTTTCAGTAGCAAATTTAATTGTAGATATACCAGCAATTGTATCTGCTGGAAGACCTGTTCCTTGCTGTGAAGAACTAACAGGTGTTACATCAATTTGTCTACTTGGTAATGAGTTAGACGCAACATAACCAAACTTATCACTATCAACATATACATTTAAAATATCAGATAAAACATTTCCAGTTCCATCTGAGTTTTGATATCTATCAGATAAAGCAATTCCAACTGTATTGTTAGAATTATACGTTGCTTTTTGTAGATTTCTTCTTACATCGTAATCAGCAAAAGCATTTGGTTCATTAGATATAAAGTTAAGTCCATCAGCAGTAAATGAATAATCAGAATCGATTCTCTTAACAATACCACCACCAACTCTTTTATTTGATTTTCTGCGAGTTATATCAAAACTATCACCAATCTTTAAACTAGACTTATCAATTTTACTTGATAATATAAAAGTATTATTATTGGTAATATCATTGGATATTTGATATCTAGAACTAGTATTATAAATCCAAGAATTAGAAAATATCTCTTTATATGACTGTGTTCTATCTGGGTTTGATATAACTTCACCAACATTCTTTACTAATATTTCTTGACCTTCAGTAATAAGAGATATATCAGATTCTGGTACAAATTCAGCAATTACACCAGTTATTCTTAATTCAACTTTCTTGGATAAATCACCATCCTCATAACCAAATATAGTTTCATCTGCTCTTACATCTGTAGCAATTCCTATATTACCAGTTATACCACTACAACCAAAGAATTGATTAATTGTCTTAGATTGATATGTAACTGTTTGTTTATTTGAATTTATATCTTCTACAATAAAAGTACCACTTTCACTAAATCCAATGGTAGTATCAACTGGAACTATCGTAGACCCTGCTGTAATGTCCTCCAACACCTTTGATTTACCAGGTATGGTAAATATTCCCTGTATAAGATCCCTATCACTAAAACCAACGAATAAAGAGACTTTATAATAAGTTTTAGTATCTCTTGTAATAATTTCTACTTCTGATACTGAAGCATTTGTTTCTAAATCTGTTGATTTAAATATTGTTTGTCCTACTAAATTAGATGGATCTCCACTAATTCCTTCTGCTACTACAACTTCTCTACGAATATATTCAGCACTTGATGGTTTTACTAAACGACCTTCTAAATCTATTACATTTGCTTCTACACCAAATAATACTTTGAAAAGAATTTTTATAGACTCTGCAATTCCTTTTGATTGGTAGAAAGATCTAGCAGTCTTAATAAAATTACCAACATCCAATTCTTCAGTAAAATTATTATCTTCTAAACCAGGTAAGAATGTTTTCTTTAATTTCTTGTAAAATTCTTGTAAGAATAGAACACTTAAATTAGTAACAATAGAACTTGTTGTATGAGAAGCAGCATTAGTTTCTTCAAATACTAGATTTTCTTTGTTTACCGTTTCTATTGATTTTGATATACCAACTTTATAACCAGTTACACCACTAAATCCACGAATACATCCAGTAAATGTAGTATCAGTCTTTCCAGTATAAGTGATGATTTCATTATCAATTTTTAATAATCCATAAGAATATGGAAAACCTTCAGTAGAATCTACAACAATTGTAGTGTCTGTAATTGATACGTCAGAATTTAAAGTTGTTTTTCCTACTACAACTTCAGGTATAAGGTTATCAACCTTCATGTAACGATCAAGATTGCTTAGTAAATCTTGACTTGCTCCTTGATATTCTTGAGAAATATAATATTGTTTAAAAAATTCAACAGATTGAGGAAAATCTGCCACCAAATATTCTGGCAACTGACTCTCTATGATTCTATTGACCTGTACTCTCTTCTCGAATTCTAAACTCATATCTATTTCCTTTCTAGATCTCCATTAGAGTAACTTGAACTGTAGTAATCTCTTGTAAATACAACGCCAGAAACATCTTCACCCGAAGCAATTACGTCCTTAAGCATATTTATCGAACTATTTGAAACGTCAAAACTTAGGTATAAATCCTTCAATCCAACAACATCATTAGATTCTGGGAATGCTTGTATCTCAATTAAATTATTAGCAGCAACAGTAGATGTAATATTAATGGTATTGATGATTATTTCACCTTTGGCATAATCAACTATACCCACATCTTTTGCTACAATCTTCAATTCTTCTTTATCATCTTTAGAAACAATACAAATAACACCCTTTCCACTTCCATCCAACTTACCTTTGTCGTCAGTATTTGGTATATCAGTAAAATATACTAGTTTTGACCAACCAGATATTTTAAAAGCACTACTTTTTATATTGTATCCTGCCTGATTAATATGGAATTGATTACCAAAACACAATTCATATTGGGCAAATTGGTTTAAAAGTGCCTTCATATCTCTTCTAATCTTCACTTTTGTGATATTAGAGGTTATAGATTCATCAACTCTATCAATTAATTGATTAATTTTACTAAATTTAAATCTACCACCAAATTTATTCATATCAACTGTATTTGAATAAGTTAATAATGAACTGAGAATGGTGGTTTTAAGTCCACTTATATTACTAACTGATGATGTATTGTAGTAAACATTTGAATCAATCTCTACATATAGGATTTTAAGATCAACAATGTCAGAATCAATACCAGCAATAGAGTAATTTTTTAATTTATTCTTTATCAGTTGCTTATCAAAATCGGAAACAAAAGTACCATTTTTTGGTTTAATACTAATTTTAACTTTTCCAAACTGTGGTGGGTCTAATTCTTCTCCACCAATAACAGCAATAGACTCTGTAGCAGGGTAAATTGACTTAATTATTGCCTCGTAATCTCTTGATGTAACCGCCCTATACTGTGCGGAATACATTCTAGGAGCCAAATACTTAATAGATGATAAATCTTCATGCTCAGACCCGTTTGAAGCACTCTGAGTAGTTGTTATATTAACAACACTTGATGGTCTAACAAGAGCACCAGTATCAGTTCTGAAAAACGATCCTTGAAAATCAAAACTGGCAGCACCATTACTGTCAGGACCATTAGTAACTAAGTATTCTGCAGTAATTATTTGACCATCTTCTAATTTTTTTCCAAATAAATCATCACCAAATAGTATTTCAATTCTTTCATCTTGTATCTCTTGTACCAAATATATCTTAGAATTCTTATTTAAATTAAGTATATTGTCAACTCTGGAATATTCAGAACCAAGAGTACTACTAGTATCAGATACGTTAATAATAATCGTTGATGTATCAATATTTGAGTTATCTAATATGTACTTTACACTAGATTTTGTATCTGCTACGTATTGATTTCTAACATATGTTCCTTGGTGGATTGTTATATTAAAATCCGCTACTCTATTTCCAGATGAATTGGTATAAATTCTCTCTGTGACTGGTCTTATTATCGAAAATCTATAAGAAGTATCATTTGCTGCTCCAATACACACCAAACCAGGGTTTAATGTGATCTGAGAGATCTCATGATTATCATCTTTTATCTGAACTTGGAAACTTATCTCTGCTTGTGCACAAGTTTTTGATCTAGGAACATACCCAATGTTTCTTGCCAATGAAACTACATTTTCTCTGATTACAGCAGAGTCTAAAAACACCTCATTTGTTGCTAAATTAGCGTTAAATGCGTTAATATACGTATTATATGCTAAAGTATCAATTAAAATCGAAAAATTAGACCCCTCAAAGTCAAAATCAGTGAAATTTGAGTTTGATCTAAGGTAATTTTTAATTTCTGCCTTAATTTGAGTAAAATCAAGGTTTGTAAATTGGGTATATGGCATTATTTTACCTAGTTGGTTCTAAAATAAAGGAAAATGATAGTCTTGGTATAGGTAATCCCACAACATCAAAGAAAACTGTTACTTCAAAAGTGTTAAGATCAGGTTTTCCTATAACATCACATTCAATATTCTCAACTCTTGGTTCAAAATTGTTGATTGATGTTATAATTTGATCTTTTATTACAGTTAAAGTAGTGTTTGAGAAGTTTTCAAATAAAGATTCTCTTACATTTGATCCTAAAATTGGGTTAAAAAACCTTTCAGTAGGTATTGTTTCAACTATATTCCTTACAGACCTAACAATAGCACGATCATTCATTAAAATAGGTAAATCTTTCGTCACAGGATGTGGTGTGAAAGAAAAACTTATATCTTTAAATGCTCTAGACCTACTTTGAACTGACATCTAAATGGTATATTTAGTATTATCTCTCTTTATTTATACCTATTCTTTAAAACTATGTGAATTTTTTGGAAATTCTTCAATCCAAGAGGTAATTATGTATTTTGACCCACCAATTGGAGGATTTCCACGATGCGTCCAAGGCCAACTACAAGGAAAAATAATAAACTTACCTTCTTTAGGGGTTATTCTAGTCTGTTGATATAAAAATTCCGTCTCACCATTTTCAAAATCATCATTTAAGTATATCATTACTACTAATTGACGGAAAGATGTATACGAATCTAAACTATCGCCATCATAATGCCATTGGTGAAATCCTTCAGATGGATTAGTTTTTTGTATTTTACATGTTTTATGCTCAAAATCCCTTGTTTTTAATACATCATAGGTATTCATATAATGTTTTAATGCTTCACATGAAAGTAAATTCCAATCATTGTAGATGCTAAACATGATATTATCATGAATACAATTATGAACATAGATTGAACTATCTTTCATACTAAGTGGATTTAATCGAGGTTGAATCATTCCACCAGTTTCAGTCATTCTTTCAAAATGATCAATATATTGCTTACAATCTATATTGCATTGATATTCTGATATAAAGTTACCATGATCTATATGGTCACTAATAAAGGGAGATTCATTCATCTCCCTTGCCCCCTAGATCTTTTCTTTGCTCTATTACGAGAAGTAGCGGAATACTTTGTATGTTTACCTTGTCCTTGACGAGTCTTTTTCGGTATTGCCTCTACAAATACATTTCCACCAAGTCCTTTTTTAATTGCCATAATTAGTCTTCAATAAATTCAGTTTTAATATCAGTTGGATGAGGCACTCCACTTATATAAAAGTCTTGTGCCAAATCCTCTATCTTGTTAAAATACTCGTCTTGAGAGAGATTCTCGTAAGCAACCTTGCCGTCAATAAGAATATTATAACGAGTCATTAGATCACCCTAGTCTTCTCATGACCTACACGAACACGAGGATCGCACCAGATCTCAAACCCTGCCTCCTTCGCATCTAGACAGAATGATACATCTTCTCCACACATATCTTGTACTTCACCACTTTCAAAGACTTGCATCTTTGGAGCAAACCAAGGATAAGGCATTTGATCATGTTCAAATACTCCATTCTTAATAAGTAACCATCCAAAACCAGTATAATCTACGGTGAACGGTTTGGTTCTTTTCGAGATACTTTCGAGGGTTTCGTGATTCATTACTCCACCGTTAGTTCTGAAGTCATCCTCTTCTAACCAGTGTGCTACCGAGGTGGTTTTGCCGTCTTCTGTACAATACCAACCAGCAGCGAGATCCTGATCCATTAATAGTATCTGCCAGAACTTCTCTGTGTTGAATACTATGTCACTATCGATCCATAACTGATAGTCATATTGTAACTTGCCGTCCCAAGGTTTTTGATTTGGTCCTCTTAAGACGTTTGCTCCGAGGCACTTGCACCGAGCGAAGTTGACCATTGACGAATAATCTTGGGAGATCTGTATCGAAGCCTGTGCTTGGACAAGATCAAAGCATAACTGTACAAAACTTTTCAAAAATGTGTATGATACTCCA